TTAGCTTGCCAGAGTCGAGCATAAAAAGCAATGTAGTCGTTGCTGATTTTGAAGTCTGAACCTGTTGTGACTATGGTGACTTCCCACCTGATTCTGTTGATTATCAGCCAGTGACTGACCTTCTTGCGCCCTAGTCCTACTGCTTCTAGGGCAAACTTCTCAAAATACTGCCAAACCTGTGGGTTTTCCTTATGCCAATCCCACCAGATTTGTTTGCGTTCTTCAAAACTCAAAGTCATATTAACTCCTATCAAAGTTAGTGGGTACTCACTTACGCTTTCCCCGTTGTTTTTACTGGTTTTTTAAGAGGTTTTCCAGAGCCTCTCAATTAAAAGGTATGTCTGAATCCATGTCCTCAATCTTAGCTTTAGGCTTGCTTTGAGGTTGTGGTTGGTCGTCTTTAGGGCTGACTGCTAGTCCCATGAACTTGCCGTTCTTACCCTCTTTAATCCATCCAGAAATCCAATAATCTTTCCCATCAACCCTAATGTTTCCTTTATAATTAGGATGTGATTCTTTTTCCCTTTTGTCATTAGCAAAAAGTACTCCACTATTGTCGCGCTGTTCCATATTTACACCTTAATTTCATTGAGTTTTTTAACTTTGTCATCCACTTCTTTGAGAAATTGGACAACCTCACTTTCCAGTTCTGCAATGTAAACATCATTGCGCTGGATTCTTTGGACAAACAGTTGTAAGTGTGCTGGCATTCGTGGGTCGAAACTCACAAAGTCACACCAACTTCTCTTTGCACACGCCATTTGCCACTGCATTTGGTCGTAATACTTCTTTGCTGGCTCACCACCAAGAATAGTGTCGATATGGGTTGAAGTGTTTGGACACTTAATCTCTAAGCATCCATCGTCACTAATCAAGCCATCAGGAGAGGCGGCAGACATAGCAATACTTGGATGGTCAATAGCACCTACCTGATCGACTGTATTGCCTGTTTTAACCTCGTATGCGGCTCTGGCAAAGGGTTCTTTCTCCACGCCCCACTCCATAGCGGCATTTGAGTAAGACTCTCCCACTTGGTTAGTCATGCGCTCGACTACCAACTGTGCCATGTAGTTTGCTCTACTTGTGCTGTAACCCGTCTTAGTCTTGGCAACAATGTCAGAGATACGAGAAGCAGTGGCTTTGCCCATTCTCTGCTGAAACCATGCTTCGCTTCCTTGTTCAACTTCGTTCATAGCATCTCCACAGATTTAAGTTGTCCATTTGTTCTATCAAATATCAATTTCAAATTGGCAGGAATTGTTGATGTTGTTTTAGTCTCCCACCATCCAATGTCCCAAGAAATATGGGTTTTAAAAACTATGTCTGTTTTTTCTCCATACATTGTTTTTATATGGTCAATAAGAGTATGAACAGTTTCATTTGTTACAGGAACAATTGCACCAGCCTGTAGCCATTTATCTATATCGCTCATACCTCCCTCGCTTTCAGCATTGCGTTTGCCATGATGTATGCGTCTGTAGCCAATTCTTCTGCGCCCAACTTGGGAGAAAGTACACGGGCTTCTTCGCACCAGTGAGAAGAAATCAATCCTTGCATAGCCTTTGCCGCAAAGTAATCACGCAATGTCATGCCCATTGTGAAATCAATGTCCTGAAATCCTGCATCAGAAACTGATTCGTGCCATTTGGGGGTGTTTAAAGGAAATGCTGGTGGGTTGTTCATTTCAATGCTCCTTTACGCTTTTCTTTTGCATCAATCACTTTTTTCTGCCAAGTCTTATCAGAACCGCAAGCACTGTAAGCAGTGGTGTAAACATCTTTCAACTCCTCAATGGTGGATGCCGCTTCAATAGCCGCTAAATGGTCAATCATGCTGTTGACATCTATGTCTGAACCTTCACCTTCAGGCAAGTCTTCTCCAGCATAGATATACAGACCCAAGCCATGCAATGACAGTGCCTTGGTCATGCAACGCATGATGGCGGTGTTGACTGCAAATGCATCAGGATTGAGGATTGCTTTGTTGCGAAAATCCATTACTGGAAGTTGGCAAGTCACTGATTTGCGAAACATTGTGACTGTGACGAACACCATTGCAGTGCCGTTTATATCCATGTAACACTTGTCGTTAAACATTTCAACTCTGAAAGTGGCATCTTCATCAGCTTTGAGTGCTTCTGCCCATGCCCACGCCCATGAAAGATATGTCAAATTGCCTTTTTTCTCAGTGTGATTATTAACATTTGCTGACAGCATCTTGTTGATTGCTTCTTTTCTGTCAACCAAATTACCCACTGTTAACACCTTTTCTTGATTCATTCCTTAACTCCCATCACATCGTTAAAAATATCTATCGCCTCTTGATTAACTGACCACATTGCCAACAGCGTCAAATCGCTGTGCATCTGAGCAATATCGTTATTGAACCCTACGAATTTTTTGTGTAGGCACTTGTCCTCCAGACTCTTTGTCGTTCGTTCTATCCGCATTAGGATTGTTGAATAATCCAGCATTGTTTACTCCTGTTGAATGCTTCTTCCATGTATCCTGAACATTTGTCAGGGCTGAGTTCACATACCCGAATGTTGGGTCGGTGATGAGTTTGGATGGCATAACCACCCGTTGCGTCTTAGGTTGTTCTTTCACTCGCCTAGCCGCCCTTTTGAGCAATCTCTGCCGCTCTTTCAAACTGAGTGTAGGTGTCCAAATCTGAAAATAAGATAAAAACCGAGTCATCGCAACATTGATCTGTTGGATTGCGAGGTTTAATGCAGAACGCACAGTAATACTCATTGGAATGCTCCTCAATGATTCTCTCTAAATTCAGCTTAGTTTTCATTGCTGGCCTCGCTGGTGTAAGGGTTGATTTTAGGCAATTTAGGCTTGTTGTGTTCAATAGCCTCACGATGCAATTCCATGCGATAAAAACGCCAGAGATTAAGTTCTTCTTCACTATCAACCCAACGAGTCAATGGAATTTCTAATGCTGTTTGTGCAAGTCGTTCTGCTTTGAGTTCGACTCTTGATCGAACCATGTCTGCAACATCAGCCCATGCGTTTGATTGGATTGCTTCAACGATAGCTTGACTATCGCATATCGCATCTGCAACATCTGAGGGATTCAGGTCTTGCAGTGCCATCCATTTTTCTCTCTCAAAATCCATAATTCACTCCTGTTAAAAAACCTATCAATGTGTGTATTCTGTCAGACATTATCATAATTGATATAGGGAATTTCCCTAATGCACTTATGAAGGTCTGCAAGAGATTTGTTAGTGAACACTTTGCCGCAACCCAAGCAAATCCAAGCAATTCCCATCTTGACTTCGGTTCTGCGCTTACCGCTTTCACCTCTTTGTCTACCAAAGAATGTCCTGATTTGCTGAATCATTTTTTGCCAGACAGGGCTTTAGAGTAGATGAACACTTGGTTCTTGTCATTGATGTCGCCTTTTTCTTGACGCTTCTTGGCGAATTCATCGCCTTGTTTAAACCGCTTCATCTTAGTGTCTGTCAACCAGACTGAAGGCTGACCCTTGTAGTCAAATGCTGTCTTCACTTTTTATTCTTTCTTGCTTGTAGTGGATGATGGCCTTGAATTTCTTTTTCTCTGATTTGTTCTCTGCGTTTCAAACCAAGAATTTTGCCATTATTTATCATCTTCAACTCAGCATCTCTTGTCCAGACCGATGGCTGACCTTTGTAATCAAATGCGTTCATGTGTTCTCCTCGGCAAAGCCGTTCACTTGCTTGAGTTGCTGTTCAATGTACTCACGCAGTTCGTCAATTTCTTCATGCAACCGTTGCTGAAGCATGGAGTTGCTAATCATTCCGCTTTGATGGTCAGGGTGTTCTTCACAGCGTTGAGAGAAGTATTTGATGTCTTCGTATTTCATGTGTTCATCTCCATTGGTGGTGTGCAAGTATGAATGCTGTCTATGCCACCCACTCGCTTCCCGCATCGTGAGCAAAAGTTCTGCTCTGTGCGCTGTGGTGCAACGACACCATGCACTGATTCAAACTTCATTGTTCTGCCGCAAGTGCAGTTGTATTGAAATATCTTTAGAGGCTCTTGCTCTGGCTGTGCCAATTTTTTTAAGCACGGATTTTCTGTTGGGCACTTGCAATCGGGGTAATTGCATTGCTCATTGCGCTGTGGTGGGGTGTTGTATAGCGGGTACTGTTCCCAACCACGTTCAACTTCATCATCAGCCAATTCACGAAATGATGGTTCTTTGTAATTGCCTTGAACGTGCATCCACGCCACAGGCTCTTGCGTCTGTGCCAAGGCTTCTTTTAGTGCTTGGTGTGCCCCAAGCATTACTTTTTCTCTTAATTCTGTGTGACTTGCAGATGTTCCATACAGACTTTCTATGTACCATATTGCCCGCATATGCGCATAGTCCTCGGCCAGCTTCAATGCTTCTTGTGTCATTTCTTCATTCCTCTGATAAAAATCCCAAACGAACTCAGTGTGTCATTACCAAAACCTTGCATCTTCTCAATCTCGACTGCTACTTCTTCAAGAATGTCGTTTCTGAGTTCGTCATAGACTTGTTGTTGGGTCTTCCATTCAGACATAGATTCCTCGCTTTTCACAGACGGTTGCATAGTTTTTGTCCTTCCTTTTGTAAAGTCGTTTACACGCCTTCAAGAGACTTTTCTTCTTGCTGATAACTTGGATGCTCTGTGATTGTGGCGATGGCGTTAAGACATGGTTTATGCCTATCAGCAAGGCAACAATGAATGCTATGCGCACAAAGGCTTCAGAGAATGTCATCATTGTCATTCTCCTCAATCAAGCGCAAGATTTTGGCAAAGTCAAAACTAGAGAGTTCGTCAGTAATGTCAACCCATTTGCCATCAGCAAACTTTTGCAGTTCAAACTCATATTTTTTGTAGAGTCCTTCTTTGGGACTGTAATCTGGGTCGTATGACCATTTAACCCTCAAGTCCCATTCAGTCTCAGGAAGCTGTAAGTCTCTGAGTTCATCTAAACACACATCGAATTTCATACACGCCTTTCAAGTTGTTGAATGGATACTGTACGACACTATATTCTGTCGTACATTAGGACATACCCTTATTGTCAAACATTAAATTGATTGTTAAGGTATGGGCATGGCTAGACACAAATCGGAAATCACAGGAAGCCCACTCAAAATCGCAACTAGAGTCACTTTTGACCAATGGTTAGAGTTTCGCAAACTTGGCGGTTCTGTTTGGTTGAGAAACTTACTCAAGAATTCGATGGAGAATCGAAAGAGTCAACAACAGGAGAAAACATGAAAAAAGTCATTATTGGCGCATACTTAGCACTTTCTAGCTTCACATTGTGGGCGGCTTGTTCAACACATACTTACTATGCCAATGGTCGGTATGTGACATGCCAAACCTGTTGTTATGGAAACAATTGCAACACCAACTGCTATTGACAAACCCAAAAAGTTTGTTAAGATTCGTTCCGTTGCCGTGGAAAGCAATGAAATTAGGCCACTTAATTCTACTCTCGCCCTTGGTTTTTACCCTTGGGTTTCCACCGAGGGTAGAGCTAAGTGGCTTTTTTTTTATGTTTTCACAGCATCCGTACTCCACACGATAGTAGTGAGTCTGCATGGACTGCTTGGAAGAAAACACCGCACACAAGTACACCCCTTGTGAAAAATGTGACCAGCGTTGATTTGGCGACTGGTAAAGCACATGGTACATCGGTGGTAAACAAGGCCATGTGTATAAGCGAACAAATCCGTCTAGCGCACTTGGGGCTTTTTGGTTTTTCAATGTTAATAGGAGTCAATGAATGAACACTAGATTGTCTGGAGAAGGTAGGATAGAAATGACTCTATCCACCCTTGGAGAAACTATGTCTGAAAGTAAACCGATGTTTGATGACTTCTGGAAAATGTGGCCTAACACTCCAAGAAAAGGGGCAAAAGCTAAATGTAAACAGGTGTGGATAAAGTCTTATTGCGACACACAAGCAGACCAAATTATCAAACACCTTGCATGGATGAAGACCACAGAGCAATGGTTAAAGGCAAACGGGGCTTTTATTCCTGCACCTTTGGTCTACCTCAATCAACAACGATGGGATGGCGCAGAAGTGCCTGAAACGCAAATAAAACCACAAATTGACCCTGCCATAGCCAAACTAGAAAAAGACCGCCAAAACGCTATTCCTATGCCTGACCATATTAGGGAAAAACTCGCCCAATTACGAGGTAGGCAATGACAAAAAATGAAGCAAACCGCCTTTTGGATGAGGTAAGAGATGGAAACAGATTGCACCCCATTGCCAGAATCACCGAAGCACTATGGGCGACAGGGGATTGCGTTAGAAACTTACCTGTTCACACTCAACCATTTAGTGAAGCTAGCATCAACGAGTGGCTGGAAAGCACACGCATGGTATCGGGCACAGGAACTGGAACAGCACCCATTGGGGATATTCAAGGGAATCAGTCAGGAATTGACCAAAATAATGAAGGATAAACAATGACTTTATGGGTGGGTTGCGACCCCGGAATGGCAAGCGGTGCAATAGGTGCAGTAGATGACTACGGCAACTATGTGGCCTCTTTTGACATTGAACACAAGGACAAGCACATATTGGCTTTGGTTTTTAAATCTAGGTTATTGTCAATCATTGACCCAAAAGAGGGCGCAGAGATATGCCTAGAAAATGTCCACAGTATGCCGAAACAAGGGGTTGTTAGCGTCTGGAATTTTGGTCGTGCAGTAGGGGTGATTAGTGCGGTTTGCGAGTTAACCCGATACCCTGTGCATTTGGTAACACCCCAAAAGTGGAAAAAGCATTTCCATTTAACGGCTGACAAAGGGGAGTCACTGGACATGGCACGATACCTATGGCCTGAAGCCCGATTAAAGCTAAAAAAGGACATAAACAAGGCTGAAGCCCTACTAATTGCAGAGTATTTAAGGCACACATTGCATGGCATTGAAAAACAGAAACAAACCCCCTAACACCAAAGGTCAGGTAATTTTCTACACTGATAAGGAAAAACAAGCCTTAGAACACATTGGAGGCGGTTCAATAGCTGAAGGTGCGAGGATTAGCATTAGATGGGCGGCACACTTTTGGCGTGTAGGTTTGCGCCCTGATTTTGATTTAAACCATGTTGGTATCTGTTTATTTGTTGACGACCCCCATGCAGACGATTTATAGGCGGTTTTAAGGGGGTTTTTTGCCTTTGGAATACTTGGACAAGGGTAGACAAGAAAAAAGCCCCGAAGGGCTTAATTTAGAAAAGTGCTTACTAACTTATTTTCTGAGAATAATTTTCAGCAATAGAGCAATTGTGGCGTATATCAAGGGTTTTCCCTCACTATTGATAATGCATTATCTTTGCATTGGGTAATAGTTTCAGCGGATAAGCCTTTCGATAAATCAATTGCCAATTGAACGGCTTTTTTGCTTTGTTCGTTGCTGGGTGCAATGATTGCCAAAATCAGGGCTTCAGTAAATGCTTGGGTTTGCGTCATGCTGTCACCTCTTGATTCAAAATTGTTTCAATTTCACGCATTTGGTAAGGGCTGACATTCAGCCAGTTAGTTTCGCCCCTGATAGTGTGGATTTTTAGCCTTATTTGACCGTTTTTATCATCGCCTGAATTGTCGTGATTCAAAGGATAAGGCAAAGCCTTAAATAATTGGGTTTCGATGTAATTCATGCGCCCACCTCAACATTATCATCTTGATAAATGCCGCCAGTGATTTCATGAGCCGCCCATTCAGCACCAAGCCAAACCATCGAATTCATGAATGAAGGGTAATTGTCTAAATCGTTGACAATGTAAGAAGGGTATTCACCTGTTTGGTCTTTGTATTCGGCAATTATTCCATGCAATTCATGGGCGAATTGTTTGTAAATTTTCTCGGTTTCGGTGTAGTAAATCATGCCACTCACGCCACCAGTACACCCATGATTGGCAATGTCAGCCAATTGATTGTGTGAATAATTGTCAATCATCCACTGCTTAAATGCGTTTTCCATATCAACACCTCTCAAAAAAACAAGGAAAGCCCTTGCAAGCCCTTACATTGTAAAATGCAAGCCAAAGCCCTAGGGTTTAGGGCAATGGTTTAGATTTTAATTATGCGGTTTCAGTTTCTACAGGTTTAACTGTAGGCAAATAACACCATTCAGGCACACGGGCATAATCCCCATCTCTCATAGGCATGATAATTCCTACAAAATGTGAATCAGCCCCTATTGACACAATGCCGCTATCCGTACCCCTTTGCTTGATAGATACATTGCAATTGTTAGATTTTGACCCTTTTAAATCGGTATCAGCATCATTAAATGCCATTAAATAAGTGATATTGTAAGAACTAGGCTTAATATCCTCATCTTTTACCATCAAAGGGATAATTCTATCGGTATCAGGAAAACAACCCTCTACAGCACTAAATACACGGGTTGAATTATCTGGTTCGATAACTGTAATTTTTTCACCCTCTACTGTAAAGTGTAGAGTTTCATTACCTTTTTTACCAGTGGCAGATAATGCTTTAACAGCATCTAAGGGAATAATCACCTTTGATTGATTTTCTACATAATCACTGTCAATCAACAATCGGCCTAAAATATGCCCATTTGTAGATTCTAAATATGTTCCCCTGTTATTTTGAACGACATGGATGCCTTGCAAATAATATCGAATGTCTTTAATTGCACTGAATCGAGACAATGCTTTTAATTGTTTGCGTTGAATTGTGAATTTCATTTTTAACACCTATTGAATGCCTAGGAAAATGCCTAGGTGTTAGGGTACTGCTAACAATACCCTAAACCCTAGTTTTTAGCCCCATACCCCTATGATTAGCATTAAACACGCAAACCCTGTTAGGCTTACCCCTACAATGATTTTGTCGATTTTGTCCATGTTATGCCCCTAATTATGCGTATGCAGCTTTAGTGGGAGTTGCGATAATTTTGTCAATTGCGTCAACAAAATAATCACCACGATAAGAGTTTGAACCGAATTCAATATTTGATTCACTCAACAAAGACAAATCAAAGACTGCAATTCTAGGGTTTTGAAAGCCCTCAGATACATCATCTGCAAACCGTACTGCAAGCATTCGATTGGTTCCCTCATTGTCAGTTTTGTCAAAAATAACACAATGGAAGGGTTCACCTGAAACACCATTACGGTGATAAGCAACTGAAACTGGCATGATTTTCATATAACACCTATTAAGAATTTTTTGCAATATTGGAAAATGCTTTGTAATACTGCATTGCAGTTTGATAATCATCGCATCTAATTTTATCGTGCAATTCAGTACCGATATAGCACTGCACTAAATACATACCTGATGGAAACAACTTTTCTAAAGTTGCATACCCGTTTTTGAATGATTTGATTTTCATATAAACACCTATTGAATGAATGACGATTGAATGTAGGATAGTGTGCGACACTACACCATAGGGATAAACCCTATTTATCGGTAAAAATACAATTGTGCATTTTGTATACAATCTCTAGGGTTTGCACCCCAATATTTTCTACCAGTAATGTAACCAGTTACATACCAGTAACCAGTAGTTGTGCATTGTGTAGGTTTCATTTTATGCCCCTATTTACCATGTGACAGACCAAAGCATACCCTTAGCATTTTTCAAATGGTCATATTGTTGACTAGCCCATTTATCAATAGAAACAATCTCTCTATCATATTGTTCTTGGGTTACTTGATTACTCAATAAATGGCGGTCTAATCTATCTATAGCACTCTCTACACGGTTTTCTATTTGAGTTTCTGTCAGAATTTCATAATGCATGATATACACCTATTAAAAAATGATTGATTGAATCCCTAGGAAACCCCTAGGCATATAACCCCTATAATTTATATAAGGGTTATAGACCTATTGTTTACTGGATAGGGCTGGTTTGCGAAATATGGAAAACAGTAGATGCACGGCACAATTTTGTAGGTAAACCCGTGATTTTGTCTTTTGCATCTATCCATGTCACTACTTTAACACCATGTTCACCCTTGTTGACTTGTCTACCTAGGGCTTTCCATGCGTTATAGGTGAAAACATTTTCTCTAGGGATTATGTCACTAGGGTTTATTCCCTTTGCGATAAAACCCGTCATGATGCTAGGGTAATTCAGTAATGAATCACCATTTTTAGCCCTTTGTAGGCTTTCCAATTGTTGCAGTTGTTTATCCATCATTAACACCTATTGAGTTGATTGTTGAATCACTGATTATTTTGAACCAGTGCCTATAATATAACATTCTGTACGACACTATGTAATCAGTACTTACCCTAGTTTTCCACTAATAATATCTATCAATTATTCTAGTTAATAGGTTTTCACTATTTAACATAATGTGATATTCGGTGACTGCCTGTGGTGGTGCATAGCCCCTACTTACTGATAACGCATTATCATTATCATTAGACTATTGATAACGCATTCTCATTAGCTTATTGATAATCGATTATCGTTAGTGTTATTGATAACGCATTATCATTATCATTTACACAATGTTAGTTAGTGCTTACTCCACGACCATTATGTTAGTGAGTGCTTACTGGGTAGGTTAGTGTGCGCTTACTTGTAAGTGTGTACTTACTTTGATAGGGGGGAGGGGGTAGGTGTGGTGTTGTAAATATTTGTGAACCCTCCTCCGCACACGAAAAGCAGTATGTAGCGTAAGACACAAACAAGTCTGGCTAAATTGTGGAAAGAAGGAATGTTCTGATAAATAAACCCCTAACCCACTTGATGAAGTGAGTTAAGGGATTTGTCAGGATGATGTCCTGTCTTGGTTGCTCAATTCCAAGAATATCTATTGAGATTAGATGGTGAGCCATCTCTTGCCTAACAGAGCCTCAATAGCCACATTGCGTTGTTTGCACCTTGTACCGTCACACATCAGAACGGATTAGTTTTGGCATCCAAGCCAGCACATTCACAATGCAGTCCTCCTGCTCGGTGGGATTGACAATCTTCTGTCCCACAATACTTTGTCAGCCAGAACGTTTCCGTGGACTTTAGGGACTACATCTATCCAAGACTACGACACCTTGAAGACTCGATTTCCTACCCAAAGTTTGCACATAAGCCGATAGACTCTGACAAAGACACCGAAGTGTGCGCCTACTATACAAGAATCTGATTCTCGTGTAAAGTGTGCGCTAACTTCCAAGACGCATGGAGATTGCAGTCCCCAAGGCATTGGGAAACGGTACAGTAGGGTTGCTCCTATGTCAGTCTCCAGCCGTGTTGGTGAAAGCGAAGCTGCGTGGGTTTCTTCCCTTGACCCTTTGCACAGCAGAACAGTGGGCAGTGCAGCGAGTAGCCGACAACACCCCCGGAAGGGGGTCAACACGCATGGAGATTGCAACGGCAGAGTTTGGTTCTGATGCATCCCGTGGGGTTAAGTGAAGTCCCCGCAGTCTCCAGCCGTGTTGGTGTAACTCAGTTGGTAGAGTCATGGGCAGATTTCTGTCGATGCTGTGTAGAGTTGCAACAAAGCACAGTAGGCGAGTCGCTGGTTCAAATCCAGCCACCAACAACCTTCTTCCCTAACTGGATAAAAGATGAACGCTGTAGATGCACTTCCTGATAACCTGAAGAAAAAAGGTCGGCCTCGTAGTACAGGAAAGATGACTCTCTCTAAGTACGCAGACAACCCCTCTGCACTCGTCTTACCCAAGACTGAACAACAGAAAATCAAAGAACTCAAAGACCTCCTGATAAACAGTGCTGGATCGAACGTTGTCTACAAGGCAGTTGAGATTGCCATGAATGATGAACACCCTGCTCAAATGGCGGCACTCAAACTCTGTATGGACAGAATGCTCCCTGTCTCCCTGTTTGAAAAAGAAGGAAAACAACGCTCCGCTGTCAACATCACCATCTCAGGCATAGGTGGTGTCACTATTGGGGAAAACCCTGTAATAGATGCAGAAGATGTAGAGGTTAAAGATGACTGATTGGCTGAATGAATACCAAAAATTTTCTGCAACTCCTTGGAGTCCTACTACATTAAAACCAGCGGAAGAACAGCAGTTTCGTAGTTGGTTACAGGGAACTCAACTGTTTAACTCTATTAAGTCAGACATTGCGGCTGAACAAAAGATGCCTGTCGATAAGTTGGATAACCAACGCATCACAGAGATGATTCTTGAGTCTCCTGACTATGACTACAGAGGAGCGTGGAAAGCAGGAGTAAAAGAAACTGTTAGTCCTTATGACAATAGACCACACTTTCCATCGTCTACCAAAACAGGAAAAATGCTAAAAGACCCAACTCACCCAACAGCATGGAAAGAATTTTTTATGCGTCAGTATGGCACTGACCCTGATGCAATGGGACTTGACACTATAGAAAAAGCAAAAAACTGGAGTCTTTCCACACAAAAGGTAGATACCCCGTTTTACAAAGACCCCTTCTCAATTCCAGACTACACAATTGAATAATGTCAGACCTTAACTTCAGTCTCCTCCCTTGGCAACAAGAAGTCTTTGCTGATAAAACAAGGTTTAAAGTCATTGCCGCTGGTCGAAGATGCGGTAAGTCACGCCTGTCAGCCGTTACCCTCCTGATTGAAGGACTCCAATGTACTGCTGGCTCGGCTGTGCTGTATGTTGCGCCTACCAATGGTCAAGCCAGACAGATTATTTGGGATGTCTTGATGGAGTTGGGTAGAGAGGTTATTCAGTCAAGCCACATCAATAACATGGACATCACCCTGATAAACGGAGCAAAAATCTATGTTAGAGGTGCAGATCGCCCAGATACTTTGCGAGGAGTGTCACTCACCTACGCTGTGCTTGACGAGGTTGCCGACATCAAACCAGAAGCATGGGAGCAAGTCATTCGTGCTTCGCTGTCAGACAAAAAAGGTCGGGCAATGTTCATCGGAACTCCCAAAGGTCGTAACTTTTTCTATGACATTTTTAAACTCGGAAAATCAGAAACCGACCCCGACTGGAAAAGTTGGCACTTCACCACCAAAGACAACCCCCTGATTGACCCAACTGAGATTGAATCTGCCAAGAAAACCCTCTCTACCTTTGCTTTCAAGCAAGAGTACATGGCTTCCTTTGACAACGCTGGCTCGGATGTCTTCAAAGAAGAATGGCTGAAGTATGGGGTAGAACCTGACTATGGAAGCTACTACATTGCTGTGGACTTGGCTGGATTTGAGGAAGTTGCTAAACAAGCCGCCAATTCCAAGAAAAGACTAGATCAGACTGCTATCTCTGTGGTCAAGGTGACAGACGATGGGAAGTGGTTTGTCAAAGAGATTGCTTACGGTCGGTGGGACATCAGGGAAACAGCCGCCACGATTCTGCTCAAAATGCGTGAATACCGCCCTTTGTCAGTGGGAATTGAGAGGGGTTCGTTAAAAAACGCAGTTTTGCCGTATTTGAGTGACTTAATGCGGAAAAATAATGTATATTCACACATAGTTGACTTAACGCATGGCAACAGGAAAAAGACAGACAGAATTATCTGGAGTCTCCAAGGGCGGTTTGAGCATGGGCGCATTGTGCTGAACTCTGAGGAAGATTGGGATGAATTCAAAGACCAACTTTTGATGTTTCCAGCCCAAGGCGTACATGATGACTTACCCGACTCTTTGTCATACATCGACCAACTTGCTGTCACTTCATACTTCCAAGATGACCAAGAAGATGAGTGGGAGCCTTTAGATGTAATTTCGGGAGTATAAATGGCAACCAAAAAATTAGACAAAGACGAATACTATCAACCCACTGAGGCTGATAAAGAGTTGACTTCATTCGTTACTGACCACTGCGATAGGTGGAGAGACTACAGAAACACAAACTTCCTACCCTCCTATCTAGAGTACGAGCGTATCTTCCGAGGAGAGTGGGCATCTGAAGACAAGACCCGTGAGTCTGAGCGTAGCCGTATCGTCACCCCTGCCACCCAACAAGCAGTTGAAACCCGCCATGCCGAAATCATGGAAGCAATCTTTGGTCAAGGCGAGTTCTTTGACATTGAAGACAACATCCGAGATGTCAACGGCAACCCCATTGACATTGAGTTAATCAAAGTTCAACTGAATGAGGACTTCAAGAAAGACAAAATCAGAAAAGCTATCGACCAGATCGAATTGATGGCTGAAATCTATGGAACAGGCATAGGTGAGATTATTGTCAAGACTGAAAAAGAGTATGTCCCTGCCACCCAACCCATTCCCAATATGCAAGGACAGGCGGCAATTGGAGTCATGGAAAGAGACAGGATTGCAGTCAAGATCATGCCTGTCAATCCCAAGAACTTCCTCTTTGACCCCAACGGTACTTCCATTGATGACTGTATGGGCGTGGCTATCGAGAAATATGTCTCAATCCACAAGGTTGTTGAAGGAATCGAGAGAGGCATCTACCGCAAAGTAGACATCACGCCCACCTACGAAGACACCGATCTTGAACCTACCCAAGAAGTATCGCAGTACCAAGATGAGAAGGTATTGCTGTTGACCTACTACGGGTTAGTACCCCGTGAGTATTTGAACAACTTAGAAGAAAACAAGGACATTGTTGAGTTGTTTCCTGACAATTCCTATGCCGAGGACTACACCGATATGGTGGAAGCCATTGTTGTGATTGCCAACGATGGTTTATTACTCAAGGCTGAGGAAAACCCTTACATGATGAAGGACAGACCTGTTCTGTCTTACCAAGACGATACCGTTCCTAACCGTCTGTTGGGTCGTGGCACAGTGGAAAAAGCATTCAATATGCAAAAAGCCATTGATGCACAGACTCGCAGTCACTTGGATTCACTGGCATTGACCACTTCTCCCATGATTGCGATGGATGCAACACGGTTGCCAAGGGGTATGAAGTTTGAGATAAAGCCTGGAAAAGCAATTCTTACCAATGGCGCACCCTCAGAGATTCTTTATCCATTCAAGTTTGGTCAAAGTGACCCCAATAACCTAGCAACTGCCAAAGAATTTGAGCGTATGCTGTTGCAAGCCACTGGAACTCTAGACTCTCAGGGCTTGGTTAGCCAGTCTAGCCGTGATGGTGGCGGTATGTCGATGGCAGTAGCCTCCATCATTAAGAAATACAAGCGTACTTTGGTGAATTTCCAAGAAGATTTCTTGATTCCATTCATCAAAAAGGCGGCTTTCCGCTATATGCAGTTTGACCCTGAGCGTTATCCCTCTGTTGACATGAATTTTGTGCCTACTGCTACCTTGGGCATCATTGCTCGGGAGTATGAACAACAACAATTCATTGGTTTGTTGCAGACTTTGGGTGCTGAAACCCCTGTTTTGCCGATTTTGCTCAAAGGCATCATTGGAAACAGCAGTTTGTCTAACCGAATGGAGTTGATTGCCAAGTTAGATGAGATGATGCAACCCAATCCTGAAGCACAACAGATGGCGCAGATGCAACAACAGTTGGCTTTGCAAGCGGC